TTGCAGATGGTGTGTAGTATCCTTTGGTTTGTAGTTTACCTGTAATATTTGTACCGTCAGAATATAAAACTGTTGTAGACCCTATTGGTAAAGCTAGCCCGGTCCCTGATACAGTTTTAACTGTTAATGTATAATTAGAAGAAGTTCTAGTTGTGCCATCTTCTACAATAAATACTCTTTCTGCAGAGTCTGGCATAGTGACTGTTCTGTTTGCAGTTAATGTACCAGTAAACTTGTAGTATAGATTTTTACCATTTGCTGTAGCATGGTTTGCTAAAGATAAAGCTACATCACCAGATCCCACATTAAGAGATAAGTATCCTGATGCTGCTTGCTCTAATATCTGTAAATTCGTGTTTGTAATAGTACCCCAGGTACCTGATTTTTCACCTGTAGTAATTAGTTCTAGTTTTAAGTCGCTCGACGTACTTGATGCCATATATTTCTCCTACGGATTGTCCGGGTCAATAGGTACCCAGGTACCAGTTGCCCCTGGAACTATCGGGTTCCATGATATCACAGAAACGGTACCAGTTGCAAGGTTTATTCTGTACCCTGATACAGGTACTGTTTGGTTAACTTTTGTAGTTACATTACCTATAGATATCTCTATCTCAGAACCTCCTGGTAATATTCTAGCAGAAGCACTAATGCCAACTGTTCCAGTGCTTATATTTACCCTGTTTCCTGTTAAGGCGACAAAGACTGTTACACCACCTGGATCGGCGAAAGGTGAGTTTGCAAAGGGTGTTGCTCCAAATAACATAATTTTATCCTAACGATGTTTGTACTGGACTCCAAGTCATACTTGCTCCTGGTACAATACCATCCCATTTTTTAATTAATACAGAACCATCTGCAACATTTATTCTACTACCATCTGGCGTAACTGTTGCTTTTGCTACAATGGTTACAGTTCCTGTTGATAAATTTTGTCTATTTGTTGTGACTGTTACAGTTGCATTTGCTTTAGTTGTAACGTTTCCTATTTCTACGTCTACTCTGTTTCCTGTAACTGATAAGTTTGCATCTGCTGATATTGTTACAGATCCAGTGCTGACATCGACTCTAGATCCATTTGGTAACACAGTCGCCTTACCAACTATGGTTGGACTTCCTGTATTTGTATTTACTCTAGATCCTGTTACAGAATAGATAGAAGCAAATGTAGGTGTGCCTGTATTTAAATTTACTCTTGATCCCGTTAGAGCTGTTACAGCTTTTGCAACAATAGTTGGATCACCACTAGATACATTTATACGGCTACCATCAGGAGATACAATAACACCTGTACCTTCAATAATAGTTACATTGCCAATTGTAAAATTAAGTCTGTTTCCAGTAACACTTATATTAGCATTACCTACTAAACCTACTGTGCCTGTGTTAGCATTAATTCTGTTCCCGGTTACGTTTACAAACGCATTAGGGTTAAATCCTGAATCTCCAAAAGGTGCTCCTGCAAACGAAGTTCCGCCAAAAAACATAATATATAATCCTTAAAAGGGAGCTGCGTGGTATGTGGTGGTGACACAGCCCCCATCTAAGAATTATATCATCGTTTAAACCAAGAAGGAAGACCTAAATGTGGACGTTTGTCGAACATATTATTCTTCGCTCCTGGAGTCTTACGATTGTTATAATGCAGAAAAACTTGTATACATTCTTTGCCTTTGAATTTTTCTCTCCAATGTTCTAGCTCACAGCCAGAATAAACCAGCATATCTCCTGGTTTTAAATCTACTTTAATACCTTTCATACCTTCTTTACCAGATGGCTCTAAATATATCGGCCAGTCATCGCCACCTAGATTCATTGTGGTAGATATTTCACAACTAAATCTATCTTTGTGTCTTTTTAAGACATCACCTTTTTTATATATTCTTGCATAAGTATATGCAGGATATAATTTTAATCCTGTTGCTTTTTCCATATCTGGTAAACATTTAAGTAATAATGTTTCCATAGCCATATTTGCATATTGAGAATATGTATTTGGAATCTGTTCATTCTCACCTTCATAGTAACCAATGATAGTTTCAAATGGTGAAAAGTATCTACGTTCTCTACAAGTATCATATACCTGCTTTTGCATTAAAAAATAGTTTGCAACAAAAGCTGCTAAATCTTTTGATATAGCTTGTTTAATAACTGTGTATTTATTTTTTTTAAACATCTTTTGCCATTCCTTTCGGAACTGCTTGTATATTCCAATGTATAAATCTAAATGGTTCAATACCAAAGTCTACTGCATATTCGTGTTCCAAGAAACCTGGAAATATAATTAACGTACCTGGTGTAGGTTTAAAATGAATAAGTTCTGTGCCACCCCATACACCTTTTTGATCTGTTTTCATTTTTAATTTTGTAGCTCTAGCTCCAGTTCTTGGTTCGTGAAATATTGGATAAGATGTTTTATCGCTGCACTTTAAAAAATAAAAACCGGATACGTGTTGATTCCAATGTATGTGTGCTGAATGATGACCACCACCTTTTTTAGCAAACTCTTGTACCCATAACTCACTAAACATAGTTGTGTATTGTGACATGTCATAACCTTGATGGTCTAAATACTCCCAAGATTTTTGACCAATGTAATTTCTAAAATCTAAAAAATCATTATCTATCGTCAATGGTGTTGAGTGATGTGATAATCCAAAATCACCATATTTTTTAATATGGTCTTTGTTTCTATTTCTTGCTTCTTTAATATATTTGTTACTTGCCTTATTCAAAGACTTTACAAATTCTGGTTTTTGTTCCGACCAAATGGTCGTGTTAAAATAGTTATTTATATACATTATCTAAACGGCTTTCCTAAATGCCAGACAACAAGACTGTATCTTGTGCCTGATGTTACTGGTTTAACTCTATGCCACACAAAACTAGGAAATACAATAATAGATCCTTTTGGTAATATTTCTTTACATTGTATTCTGTGTTTCGATTCATCTCGCATATGTGGATCGTAATTTCTAAAATCAAATTCTAATTCACCACCTTTATATTCTGAACCATCCGTTAACTGACAAGTCATAGATAGTTTTCGAATTCTTCCGTGTTCTGGATTGTTTGGATCTTTCCTGTCATATGGTTTATCCCAACTATCACAGTGCCAATCATAATATTGGTTGTGTTTATATTTTGTAAACTGACAAGACTCACTTCTTTCCCAATCAAAATTCCAACCAGCCATTTCATTTGCTTTATGTACGTATGGATGTAATTCTTTGTATATCCAAGTATCATTCAACCATACTAAATCAGAATTTCTTTTTCGTTTTAAATCTAATACTTCTTGTTTGTTTAATTTTCTATCACCATAACCACCTGTCACAGCCATAACTTCTTTTTGTTTGTTAGCATAAGCTATAACGTCATCACAAAATCTAGGTGTTAATACACCACTAAAATACCAATAGTAATTAGATATATTCATAAGTTATTGTTTGCACAAAGTTTAATGAGTCTTTTTGATTGTTAGTTAGGTAATACATATTAGTTGATGGAAACATAATAAACATATTATTTTTAAGTGGTATATCCCAAGACCTACCTTTTCGTCTGTTATCTTCATAGTGTATTCTGACCATACAATCTTTAACTTTTACACCATATAATAATGTAAAGTCTGGTGAGTTTCGAAGATCTACTGGATCAATATTTAATAATGGAATTGTAGTTTCTGCAGGTTTATAGATATTGCCCCACGTATCTTTGTTAATTAGATTGATACCATACTCAAGACCAACGTGATCTCGCATATATGTATTTAACATGTCCCAAGTTCGTGAGAATGGAAAATTTTTGTTTTTAATTACTGATTGTAAAATGTCGCCTGATAATTTATCTCGGTCAATGTCCCAATCTTTAGGCATTGCCACATCACCATAATATAATGCTTGCTCTGTTAATACTTTCTTTTGCATACCACTAGTAGTCATATAACACTCCTTTATATTTTTCAAGTATATATTCAGGTAATTTTATATCAGGATAACCAAAGTTTTTTAATTTACCTGTGTGCAATGTATGCATTGGTGCACCCATTACACTGTCATCATATTTAATACCATTTATGAAAAACTGATCTTTAATATCAAAGTTATGTTTAAATTCAGGTATGTTTAAAAAACCATATATACCATTTAATGTTTTTTTAGGGTCCTCTACAAGATCTTCATATTTTACAAAATGAACATTTTTTTTATCTTTTATAAAATTATAAGCCATAAAAGACCAATCAACTAAATCTCCTTTTTTAGTTATTAATTCTATTTTTTCTTCTAATTCAGTTCTATGTAAAGAAGTTATATCTAATTCATTGTACTGACGGTTTATATAAAAATTAGGATAATCGTTACAAAGTTTAATATAAGATTTAATTACATCTACAGGGTTTCTTAACAAAAATATAATCTTAATGTCTTGTGTGAAGTATTGTAGAAGAAGAGCATAGTTTGCAGGAGTGGCCCATTCACCTCTATCAATTATATATTTTTGTGGCCAATCTTGATAATAGTTATTAAATATATTTGTTATTATATTATTATAATCTTTATCACTTTTGAAATTATTATAGGTATTTTTTAATTTTATTAAATCTAAATTAAATAAAACATCGGGAAGACTTGAGTGTCCTGTAGCTCCAATATCTTTATTTTGATTTAGAATTTTTGCTAATAATGTATTACCTGATCTAGGAAATCCTGTAAGGAAATATACTTTCTTTCTCATACCACCACCAAATATATATTATGCCATAGAATCCGTCAAGACCCAACCTGTTGTATTATCAGATTGATATGCAGATTCATCCCAAGAATAACCCCAAGAATGAGTCCCTGCTGTATTTTGATTTTCTTGCTCTTCAGTTAATTCAGGAATTGCACCAAGCGGTGATTCCCAATTAGCAGTTGTAGTATTTTTTACCCAAGATGCGTATGGTTTTTTAGGCCAAAAAATATTGTTATCTTCGTCCCATTCATAACCTACACCTGCATAGTTTCCTCTGAAAGGTGTACCATCCAATCTATGTGTATTACCTACTGTGTTATATGAAGTTTGAATCCACATTTGTGCAGGCCAATTATTATGTGTTTCTAAATATTGTTGACCTACTGATTCATCTTCAACACCATCAGCATTTAACATATCTTTGTTATCAAGCGTTAACACTTGAATAACTTTACTGTTAGCTCCTAGTTTTGCGAAATGTGCCATAATGCTTCTCCTTATATATTAATTTTAATTACCATTCAACTATTGAAATTTATATCTTATCACAACTATACCTGATCCACCAGCGCCAGCCGCACCATTGCAAGAAGCACCTCCACCACCACCAGTATTTGCTGTTCCAGGATTTGTACCACTTGTTCCGCCAGCACCAGCACCAAAAGCAGTAGATCCTGATGATGCTCCACCACCTCCTCCAGTTTTGTTACCAGCAGGACCACCTGTTCCTGTTGAACCACCACCTCCAGCTACCGCTAAAGGCGAACCTGGAATAGTAGTTGTTACACCAACTGCACCCGGAGGTGAAACCCCAGAAGGTGAGGAAGCATTTCCGCCCGCTGCTCCAGCTCCTCCTCCGCCAGCTCCTGTTGAGAAAGCTCCATCTGCCGATGTTCCACCAGGATTACCTTGAGATGGAGTAACGGGAGGTGAATTACCAGCTCCTCCTGCTCCAGCTCCTGATCCTGAACCACCACCACCTGATCCACCTGCTAAAGCAACACCTGTGTTTGAATTTTTTCCACCGCCACCACCAGCTCCCACAATTCCTCCAAAAGAAGAATTACTACCATTTACTCCTGAAGGAGAACTTGGTGCAGGTTGAGTTCCACCTGCTCCACCACCTCCAATTGCAATTGGATAACCTTGTGCTGTGACTGTTACTCTGTTCGGTGCACAAGCATATCCATCTAAAGGACTAGCTGTAAATGGAGTTACTGGATTTTTTACTTCTCTATAACCACCAGCTCCGCCACCACCGCCTCTGTCGGCACCACCACCGCCACCACCACCTACTATTACGTGTGAAACTATATTGTTTGTCGCACAACTTGCAACTTGTGTAACTGTAAAAGTACCAGGTCCTGTAAAAGTATGAATTTTGCAATTTCCTGAAGTTGTTATTGTACCGCCTGTTGCTGTTACATATAATTCTTGATTAATTACGTCATTGCTATTTACTGATTGCCAACCTTTAGTAGCATCTGCATAAACAAGAGTAACTGCTACACCCTCTGTAGTTAGTAATAAATCATTTTCCAAACCATCTATTTTTTCAGAACCATTTGCAGCTACTGTGCAAGTATTGTCATCAAATGATTGTGCATAATCTTTTATAGAAACAATCGCACCTGCAGATCCTGCAGGTAAATTAACTGTTACAGCTCCACCTGATGTGTTTACAAAATAACCTTCACCATTAGTTGCAGTAAAAGTTGATGTCTTGATACTTGATGTCTGCCAGTCTACTGTACCTGTACGACCAAAACCTGTTTGCGTTCCATTATTTGTAATTGTTGCCCCAGAAGGAATTGTAATAGTGTCACCACTATCTCCTAATTGGACTGTACCACAATTTGTTCTTGGACTAATTTTATTTACTTTTACTTCACTCATAATTAACTACCTTGAAACTGATATCTTATTATTACCACACCTGAACCACCATTTCCACCACCTGATGCTCCACCTCCTGCTCCGGCACCACCGCCACCGCCAAGGTTTGCAGTTGCATTATTTCCAGCTCCATTGTCTCCATTTCCTCCAGGTCCACCACCTCCTGATGCAGTTCCACCAGTTCCAGCAGGTTCACCTGCACCTCCACCACCACCACCGGCTCGTGCTGTAGGTGTTGCGTTAATACTTGATGTTGCTCCACCACCACCTGCTCCACCACATTTTCCACCTGGTTGTGGGGCAGCAGTACCAGCTGCAAGTGCTCCTCCGCCTCCGCCTCCTGCATAACCAGGATTTCCTGAACCCGATGCTCCAGGATTTCCTTGAGGCGGACTAACTGGAGGTGTATTACCTGTTCCAACATTACTTGGTCTACTTTGCCAAGGTCCACCACCACCTGATCCTCCTGGTTGTCCTGGGATTGTTGGAGAACTTGGAGAACCTCCAAATCCACCTGCTGTGCTTGTTATTGTTGAAAATACTGAATTGTTTCCATTACCTGCATTACCTACACTACTAGGTGCTCCTGGTCCACCACCACCTACAGTTATTGGATAACCTTGTGCTGTAACTGTAATCGCTGCAACTGAACTTGGAGATGAACCTAATGGAGATACAGTATAACATCCAGAAGCTGTCCCTCCAGATTCTCTATAACCACCAGCTCCACCTCCACCGGCTCCACCACCTGGAAAATTAGATCCACCGCCACCGCCACCGCCAGCTACGACTAAATAATCTACTGAATTTGAACCTACTGTATTACCTGCACAAGAAACTGTAAAAGTTCCTGGGCCTGTAAAAGTATGAATTTTAAAATTTCCAGAAGTAGTAATTGTTCCACCTGTTGCTGTTACATATTCAGGTGATAAGAAAGATGATTCGTTATCATTAACTGCTAACCAACCTTGAGTGCCATCTACATAAACTAAAGTTATAGTGTCTCTGTTTGCAGAGATTATTCCATCAATAGCAACACCTTCAATGTTTGATCCACCTCTACCTATGGTAATATTATTAGTCGCTGCAGTTCCTGCATAATCTGCAATAGCCACAATATTTCCAGCACTTGGTGATGAAGGTAGTGTGGCTGTTATAGCTCCACCTGTTGTATTTACAAAATACCCTTTACCATTTGCTGCCGTAAAATTTCCTGTTTTAATATCTCCTGTTTGCCAATCTACTGTCCCTGTTCTACCAAAACCTGATTGACTTGCTCCACTAGCTAACGTCACCGTATCACCACTTGCTCCAAGTGTAACTGTAGTTCCTGATTGTC